ATTAATTGTTATCGTGTTTGATCCATTAGCTGTACTCATGTTAATTGCTGCAAACTGGTCATTAAAACATAATACACCAGTTGTACCTACATTAGGACCAATACAAAAAGCTGTATTAAGAGGCCCAACTAAAGAACCACTTGTAAAAAAGCCTCAAGCTGAAGTTCCAAAAGAACCAGTGAAGGAAACTCCAGCTAAAAAACCTAAATTATTACGTAAACCTCTTAAGAGGAAGTGGTTACAAAAGGAGCCTGAAACGGCTCCTGAACCACGTAAACCATCACTAGAAATTTTCTCTGACGGTAAAAAGGCTTATAAGGATAAAGATTTATTATAAATAGTAATATGGGAGAGATATTTCAATTAATTGCTGATGTTGGGTTTCCTATTGCAGGCGCATGTGCTGCAGGATACTTTGTATTTTTAACAGTAAGGTTTATTCTTGAAGGAGTAACTGGTTCTGTTAAAGGAATGTCAGGAATCATCAAAGCACTTGATAAAAGAGTTGCAGCAATGAATCATGATGTTATACGGATTGATACTAAAGTTAGTCACGCTTTAGGTATACCACCAGATTTAGATAGAATCGCTCGAGCAGAACAAAGTGATGCAAGAAGAGATTAAAAGATTGCCAAAAATGCTATATTATTGGTCACACGCTGACTTAATTAAAGCATTTATTTTAGGTACAATAATTGGATTTATTTTAGGGTATCTATAATGGACGCTATAGCAGATTTAATAGGTAAATATGGGTTTCCAATTGTTGCCGCAGGCGGATTAGGATATTTTGTATTCTATATTTGGAAATGGGTTACAGAAGAAATTGACCCGGTTATAAGTGAATCAAATAAAGTTTTAATTGAACTAATAGATCGTATTCGAATGCTAGATAATGATCTTATTAGACTCAATCAAAAAGTGAATGTTATTTTATCTTTACGGGAGAAAGAAAAAAAGGATGTTCACGATCAACAAAAAGATACTGATACTTAGTATTCTTTCATGCAGCGTTTATGCTGAACCTCTAGATTTTACATTTAAAAGCCCGTCCTTTAATGGTAATGGGTATTCTGCTCATGTTCTTACAATTGAAAACTTAGAACATACTCGTCGTCAAGAAATAAAAGATAAGATTGAAGCAGAATTAGATAAAGCTAAACGTGAAGCCGAAGATACAAACTTAAATAAGTTTCTTAATAACTTAGAATCACGTATCTATGCTCAAATTTCTCAAGACTTAGCAACAGCAATGTTTGCTGACGATGGATCTGCTCCTTCAAGTGGTACATTAAACTTTGAAGGTAATATTATCTATTGGAATAAAGACTCTACATCTATTAATCTTCAAGTAACTGATTTAACCGGTACAACTACATCATTAGCCATACCTCTCGGAGATTTTACATTCTAATGAGAACGCTGATAATACTATTATTTGTAGTAATGGCATCTGGTTGTGCGACAAATCAGGCTATGAAAGGTGAATATGAACCAGCAATGGTTGTTAGAGAAAACTTAGAAAAAGATTTTGATACTGTACCTGCCCCACAAAAAGGTAAAATTGCGGTTGCAGTATATAGTTTTGCAGATAAAACAGGACAAAGAAGACCTGCTCCTCCTGGTACAACAAGTTTTAGTACTGCAGTAACACAAGGGGCAGAAGCATTATTAATTAAGTCATTACAAGATGTAGGTAAATCTCAATGGTTTGATGTTGTTGAAAGAGTAGGATTAGATAATCTACTTAAAGAAAGACAAATCATTAAACAAATGAGAGAAGCATATGAAGGATCTGATGCTAAACCATTAATGCCTATGAAGTTTGCTGGTTTATTAGTAGAAGGTGGGATTGTAGGTTATGATTCAGCAACTAAAGAAGGTGGTGCAGCATATCGAATGTTAGGTATTGGTCCACAAACACAATACAGTGAAGATATTATTACAGTAAGTTTGAGAGCAATAAGTGTTAATACCGGTGAGGTATTATGTTCAGTAACTATAAAGAAAACAGTGTATTCAACAGCTGATAGTTTAGCAATATTAAAATTTTATGATTCAGGTACACAAGTTTTTGAATTTGAGTCTGGTTTAACTCTCAACGAACCAGCAACTCTAGCAGTTAAAGCCGCGATTGATTCAGCGGTAGTTGAGTTAATTAAAGAAGGCAAACGCAAAAACGTTTGGGATTATAAGGAAGAGTAATGAAAAACATAGTAAAACTTATGATGCTATTGTTGACTCCTACTTTGTTTGCTGCAGATAACTCGATCTATATTGATCAAGCAGGTGATAGTTCTAATATTAATATTACTCAAGATGGTGGTGGTAATCAAATCTATGATGTAACCTCAGGTTCTACGTCAACAGATTATGCTACACTGTCTGGTGATAGTCAAACAATAGACATTGATCAAATAGGTGGTAGTAATGTGTTAAAGTTAGGCATTCAATCTACAGTATTATCTGGTGTTGGTGTTAACTTAACATATTTTATTACTGGTTCAAATTCAGTTGCATCGTTAGATTTTAATGCTGACGGTCAAGGCACATTGGCTAACTTAGTATTTGATGTAACACAAACTGGAAGCTATAACGATTTATTTGCTGATATACTTGGTTCAAATAATTCAGTAGTAGCAACAGCAACCGGTGGTAGTTACAATGACTTTAACTTTACAATTAATGCAGATGATGTTTCCGTTAATGCTGCAATCAGTGGAGGTGGTGGTAATACATTAACTACAAACCTAACAAGTGATTCAGGTTTAGTTGATGTAACTTCTGTTGGAGCATCAAATACATTTAGTCTTACACAGTCTGGTGTAGGTGGAACTAACGGTCATGGTATAACATTGGATGTTACAGGTTCAAGTAACTCATTTACAACATCACAGAGTGGCGCAATTGATACAACTATTGACATTACATCGGTGGGTTCTAATAACACTTGGTCTATTACTACTTCTGATTAGTACAACATTGTTGGGTGCTGTTGGTAAAATTACAAATCAACAGCACGATCCAGCAACAATTGAACGTCAAAAGAAAATTATAGACGGTGTTAAAGGCACTGGCGTCGAAATGAATGACTCACTTAAAACAGGTGAGGGCAAACTGGGTATTACATTTATTGATGATACTACAGTACAAATGACAGAGAATTCTAAACTTGTCATTGATGAATTTGTATATGATCCTAATCAAAAAGATGCCGGTAAGTTAGCAATTAAAGTAGCATCAGGGACAGCAAGATATGCAAGCGGGCAAATCGCAAAAAACGATCCTAGCAAAGTTAAAATACAAACTCCAACAGCCACAGTTTCTGTACGTGGTACAGATTTTACTGCTACCGTTGGTGAACTTGGTGATAGCACTATTATTCTTTTACCTAGTTGTCCTGTAGGCTATAAGAAGATAGAAGAATGTACAGTTGGTGTTATTGATGTAGAAACAGGTGCTGGTACAGTAACACTAACAGAAGCATTTTCAGCAACAGTTGCTACTTACTATGAGAAACCACCTACTCCTCCGGTTAAATTAGACTTAACCGAAAATCAAATATCAAATTTACTTATCTTATCTAAACCAAAAGAATTAAGAGAAAATCAAAAAGAACAAATTACAATTAAAAGTGCTTTAGATGCAAACTTTCTTGATGTAGATAATTTAAATAATGAACTAGAAGCACAACAAAAGAATCTATATGCTGATGCCCTTTCAGAGGATCTATTAGATAGAGATTTCTTACGTAATATATTAGATCTAATTAACTTACAATTAGTTAAAGCAGATGAAAGAAGATTAGCAGTTAAAAGAGGCGATGAATTATTACCTGACTATGATCCTGATGGACCAGTTAAAGCAACAGTTGATGGTATTGGTGTAACACTATGTATGGAAACTGGACCAAGTGATGTAAGTTGTGTTCGAACACCGACATCTCAAAATTCAACAATCATACAAACACAAGGTTCTGTGTCAATTACAAACAGGGTTAACGATACCGGTACAACAATTATAGAAACTAATCAGAAATGAGATACTTAATATTCATATTGATGTTTGTGTGTTCAACCGTATTGGCCATAACCTATAATCCATATGGATCATCTGGATTGAATACCTCTTATAGTGGCAACTATGATGATGGATCTGTTGCTGTTAGTTTACCTTGGTCGGTGAGTTTTCTTGGCACCAGTTATAGCACAGCCTATGTTGGCACCAATGGATATGTCACGTTTGGGTCTGGCAATAGCACCTATTATAATTTTTCCGCATCAAATCCATCACAACCACATATCGCAGTATATCCTGGCGACCGTAGATTATATACATTATATACTGGTGAGGTCAATGGTGGCACATCGTCTGCCTATTTTGTGATTAGGGTAGAGGGTGTTGATTATTCCAATGCCGCTATCACCCATGTCTATGAAATTCATTTTTATGCCAACCAAAGTTACTTTGATGTTATCTTTGTTGATGCTCCCTCCTCAGGAAATCAAAATGGTGGAACATCAGGCGTCAGCGATGGCACAACCTATGAATCAACCTTCACAGTTACAGAGGGAACTGCTATACGACTCAATCTTTCTGATGGCAGTGAAGTATCAACAACATCAACATCTACCACAACTGGAACAAGTTCAGGTCCAACTTCAACACAGGCAACAAGACGATCAGAGGCTATAACACGCAGAGACAGTTATTATGATAATGGCATCTACATTGATCAAGCAGGATCAAATAATTCAATAACCATATTACAGGACAGCAGTGATAATCAGATCAGAGGTATTGACCAACAACGAGCTAAGATGTGGGGAAATAACAATACCTATGATATCCGCCAGGGTGCTCCTACCACCACAGGTATTAACTTGATTGAACTCATGGTAGATGGCGATAGTAATAATTTAACACTGTTCCAAGATAGATTTGATGCTGGAACACCAGATTCAAGTGCTAGTGGTGATAATATATTAAGAATTGACATAGATGGTAATTCAAACACTGTAGCAACTAATCAACGAGGTGAAACAAATGCTGGTGGTCAATTTGGTGAGATTAATATTACTGGTGATTTAAATGATGTTACAATGGTTCAGCGTTCAACTCTTTCTGAAACTGCGTTTATAGATATTACAGGAAATAGTAATGTTGTTGATTTACTACAACAGAATACTTCTAATGCAGTAGGTTCTACTAAGTTTGCTGATATTAAATTGACAGGAGATGGTCATACTGTTAACTTAACACAAGATGGTACAGGTGGACATCAAGCAACTATTGATCTAACTTATGGTTCAGCGCCTTCAACTTTAAATTTAAATCAATTAGGTAGCACTAGTCAATCATTTTCACTAGAACAAACATGCTATACCTCAGGTGGATGTTCTACAACACTAACTCAACAATAAATAAATAAAATATGAAGAAGATACTACTCAGTCCTTGGTTAGCCTTAATTACTTTAGGCTTTATCTTATACATAAGAATGCTTGATCCAACATTCGTTGAATCAATGAGATTAAGGTACTTTGATACTTTAATTGCAGGCAAAACTCCTACAGAAAATAATATCTATACTGTCAATATTGATGAAGCAACGTTAGATAAGTATGGACAATTCCCATTTAAACGTGATATCTATGCAAAGATTATAGATGACTTATATCAAAGAAATGCTGGATTAGTTGTATTTAATATCTTAATGCCTGAAGCAGATCGACAAGGTGGTGATGCTAAACTGGCCGAAACACTTAACAAATATGGTAATGTTGTTTTATCAAATGCTCCCTCCGAAGTAACTAAAAATAATCCAAAAGCACCAGGTTCTGCAGTTATTAATGCACAGTTTTCTGATATGATTATCCAATATCCAGGCATTATAGCAAATATACCTGAATTAGAAAATGCTGCGGCCGGTATTGGTATTACTAATATGCTATCTGAAATTGATGGTGTCAATCGAAGAATTCCATTAGTTATAACATATAATGAAAAGATCTATCCAAGCTTATCACTCGAAACATTAAGAGTTGCAGTAGGTGATTCTACGGTACAAGTTAAATTGTTTGAAGGTGGTATAGAAAAGATGAGGATACCTGCGGTTGGTCAATTATCAACTGATGCGCTAGGTCGAATATGGATAGATTATAGTCAAAAATCAAAATCATTTTCAGCAGTAGATTTACCAAAAGACTTTGATGGTGGTATAGTTATTGTTGGAGTAACAGCAGCTGGTTTAGCTAATCCTTTACCAACTGCAATTGGTGGTCTATGGCCACACGATGTTCAGGCTGCAGTGATAGGAACACTTGCAAATGGTGTTAATATACAACGACCAGACTGGGCAGATGGAGCTGAGATACTTGCATGGTTAGTACTTGGCATTATTGCGATATTTTTAACGAGGTGGAAACATGGTTACTTTGGTATTATTTTCATTGGGATTCTTATGTATTATAGTGGCAATACACTTTTTACACAATCCTCCACACTGGTCGATATATCTTACGGTATTTTGGCTCTTGCTATTGTATATCTACATAGCTATACTGTTAAATTCATAACAGAACTTAATCAAAAATTACAAATTAAGAAACAATTTGGTACATACTTATCACCAGCTCTTGTAGAAAAACTACAAAAGAATCCTGAGTTATTAAGACTTGGTGGTGAAAGAAGAGATCTATCAATAATGTTTACTGATGTTCGAGGATTTACAACAATATCAGAACACTATGGAGATAACGTTGAAGGTTTAACCGAGATCATGAATCGATATATGACAGCAATGACTCAAAAGATATTAGATAATAATGGGACATTAGACAAATATATTGGTGATGCACAGATGGCATTTTGGAATGCACCATTAGATGATAATGATCATGCGATTAATGCAGTTAAGACTGGTTTACAAATGTTAGGGGACTTAGATGAATTCAATCAAGAAATTTCTAAAGAAGGTATCCCACCATTCGGAATGGGATTGGGCATTAATACCGGCAGTGTTATTGTTGGTAACATGGGTAGCAGTCAACGTTTTGACTATACTTGCCTCGGGGATGCGGTTAATCTAGCATCAAGACTTGAAGGACAAAGTAAGACATATGGTGTTAGAATTATCCTTGGAGAAGGCACTGCAAAACTTGTAAAAGATAAATATACAGTAATAGAATTAGATACCATTGCAGTTAAAGGTAAAACTGTAGGGGTTAAGGTATATACAATTGCTGACATAGCAGACATAACTGCTCATAAGAAATATTTAAGAGCATATTATGCAGGTCAATGGAATGCAGCAATTGTCATGATTCAACACTTAGTGAAAGCAAATTCTGAATTGAAACAATATTATACGAATATGCTCGAACGGTTGAATGAAGGTTGTCCTAAAGATTGGGACGGTACATATAAAGCAACAAGCAAATAACGGGAGATTATTATGGCTGAAGATGTAAAGGGGTTTCACCCAGCAGATACAAATGGTGATGGAGTAGTTTCACCTGAAGAACAAAAAATGTATCTGGAATTTAAACGAAAAGAATTAGAAGACCAAGATGCAATGAGAGATGCACAAAGAAACATGGCATGGTTTGCATTATTTGGTATGTTACTCTATCCATTTGCTGTTGTTCTTGCAGTATTATTAGGTTTAGATAGTGCAGCTAAAATCCTTGGTGATATGGCTGCAACATATTTTGTTTCTGTTGCTGCGATTGTAGCTGCATTCTTTGGTGGTCAAGCATTTGCTGCCAAGAAACCTGCTGCTAAATAATATAAATAAACCTTTCAATGAAGGGTAATTATTATGGCAAAGAAAACAAAATCAACAATTAAAGTAGCTCACGAACCAGTCTTTAAACGGACTTCTCAAGGTGGGCGTAAACCAAAGATGCAGACTATGAATAAAAATAAGAAAGCATCTTTTAAAAAATATCGAGGACAGGGTAGATAGTCTGCCCTGTTTCACCAACAATGTTAATGAAAACACTAATTACGGCAGTTTGGTATGTTTTATTAATTATTAGTTTCTGGAAATTAATTGAATTCATCGCTGAATTCATCGCAAATATTATTGTACAATAATTCATAATTTTGATATAATACTATTATATGTTAGTAATAGTGTTACAAATTTGTTACAATTTAATTACATAAAACTGTTTACATTAATTAGAAAACAGTATATAATGTATATAAATGGTAAACAAAGGAGATAGATTATGAGTTTTAGTGCAAAAGAATCACTTAAATTTTATAAAAAATACAGTTATGATGAGCTTGTAACTACACTATCAGATTATCATAAAGACGTATATGGTTTCCGTTTACGTATGAACGGTGAACCATTAAAAGAAATATTAAGACAATTATTATTCTTAGATAAGTACATGGCCGATCCACGTAATCGTGAAGAATTACAAGAAAGCGGTTGGATCTTTGATGAACCTATCAAAGAAGAAATAGTAGCATCCATGGATCCGCACCCTTGGGGTCCTGGTTTTGGTGAAGAATAAGTTCTGCGCCACTTAATACATATATGCGGACACTTCCTAGGACTGATTCCGCGGGTTAGACTCGACGGAGTCGTTGCAGAACTTTTTATTATTAACTTTGAGGTATATTATGGAGAATTATGATTACACATCAAACGATTTTAAAGAACTACTTAAGGCTAAACTTAACGAAAATGAAGTCGGCATTACTTTTACCAAAAGGGACGGATCTGAGAGAAGAATGCTCTGCACACTCTCAACTTCTAGAATTCCCAGAGAACATGTACCCCAAGGAACAGGAGATACCAGCACTGCTAAAACCTTTTCCGAAGAAGCGTTACGCGTCTTCGACACAGAAAAAGTAGCCTGGAGATCTTTTAGGTTCGATTCAATCAAATCAGTAACATTTTAATTATGTTTATTACAGGAAATACTATGCAATTATTAAGTGAAGATAAAAAGAAAATCAAAGAAGCTTTGCAAGAAGCATCTAATTCATTATTACGTATTGATGCAGAACGTGATATGATCAAACATATAGTTGATGATCTACATGACAACTATAAAATTCCAAAGAAAACCATTAATAGAATGATTAAAGTTCATCATAAACAGAACTTTCAAGAAGAGGTTGCTGAACATGAAGAATTTGAGGTGATGTATCAAAATATTACTAAAGCCGAATAAATTATTGTACATTAATTCGTATTTGGTATATAATAACTATATTATTAATTATGGGAGCAATTAATGGCGTTATCTAAATCTAAAATACAGGCTATGACAAGCCGGCTCAAAAGCACGGCGTATATCACAGTCACTGAAGAAAACTATCAGTCAACACTAATGGCTGCACTGGGTCAATACAACCAAGTTGATGATAAAACATTGGCTAAAGCAGTTATCAACTATGTTAGAAAGACAGATAAAACAAAAGCATCTACATTATCAAAAGCAGCTAATTGGGAACTTGTTAGTGCAGGTAAACTCGTTATGATACTAGATGCTGGTGGTTATCTATCTGAAGATCACATGAATGTATTACAACAAACAATCAACAAAACATACGAAAAGTATTCACAAGTTATGAAGGAAGAGGCTAAAGATGATGTAGTAGAGTCTAAGCCTAAAGCTCCCGTTATATCGATTGATCAAAGAATCATCGATGCGGCTCGGACTCAAAGTGAGGATATTGATTATGCCATTGATGAGTTTATCAATACCAAAGCTTCTTCCTTCTCCACTAAAGCATTCTTACTTAAAAATGGTACAAGCGGTGCTGTTGCTAAGAAGATTGCAGACTACTATGAATATCCTTTAAAAGAAGCACAGGAAGCTCTAGCTGGTGAATGTGAACAGCTTGTTGAAGGTTATTCTTTCTTTACTAAAGCAGAACTTAAAAAGTTTATTGCTTTCTTACAATCTATTGTAGATGAATGTCGACAGCATGCAGTTGTCGTTAAGAAACCTCGTGTAAGTAAACCTAAAGCACCAGGCGTAATTGTCAAACGTATGAAATATTTAATTAAGTTTGATGAACTCAATATGAGATCTGTCGATCCTGCTACATTAGTTGGTGCTGATGTTGCTTATATCTATAATACAAAGAATAGAAAGTTATTTAAGTATGAAGCACAAGATACATCAGGGCTTACAGTAAAAGGTACAACAATTATTAATTATGCTATTAAAGCTTCTGAAGCTAAGACGATACGTAAACCTGAAGTCTTCTTTAAAGATTTAAAAGTAGCTAAACGTGAAATGAATAAACAGTTTAATGATTTGAAAACTAAAGGCTCAGCTGTAAATGGTCGAGTAAATCAAGACTGCATAATACTAGGAGCATTCTAATGATTATACTTGACTATAGTCAAATCGCTTTATCAAATATATTACCGTTTCAAAAAGAAATAAAATATAATACACCCGAACAAACAGTTGATTTGATCCGTCATGCGACAATCTCTACCATTAAATCATATAAAAAGAAATACGCTCCCGAATATGGTGATGTAGTTATTGCGTGTGACGGTAAATCATACTGGCGTAGAGATGCTTTTCCTAATTATAAAGCAATGCGTAAAGTTAATCGAGAAAAATCTGACTTAGATTGGAAACTTATCTTTGATACTCTATCACAAATAAGAGAAGATCTTAAAGAACATTTTCCATATAAGGTTGTACATGTAGATAAAGCAGAAGCTGATGATGTCATTGCAGCTTTAGTTAAATATAGTCAAGAGAATGAATTATTAACTGAAGGTTTATTTGAAGAACCACAAAAAATATTAATTGTTTCTTCTGATAAAGACTTTATACAGTTACAAAAGAATAAGAATGTTAGACAATGGTCTCCAATGCAAAAGAAATTCATTGAGTCCAGTCAAAAAGAAATTGATGAATATATTGTTACACATATTGTTAAAGGCGATAGTGGTGATGGTATACCAAATATCCTTAGTAAAGATGATGTATTCATTAATCAAGAAAGACAAAAGCCAGTGATGAAGAAAAGATTGGCTGAGTTTTATGAACAAGGTATAGATGCTTGTCGTACTGATGAGGAAAAAAGAAACTATCAACGTAATATTATGTTAGTAAACTTTGATTATATACCTAAAGAAGTTCGTGATAATATCATACAGGAATACACTAATTGTAAACCACAAGGTGATAAGATGAAAATCATGGACTATTTAATTAAAAATAAATGTCGTTTATTACTTGACGATATCGAGGAGTTTTAAATGAAATACATAACTGAAGTATTAGAAGAAATTAATTCTGATCCTAAAGTCATTGAACAATATAAAACAGATATGGCATTGAAGATATTATTTGAATATGCTTTTATTCCAGAAAATAAAATGGATTTACCTGCTGGCGATCCTCCATACAAACCTGATGCTGCACCAATTGGTATGTCACCAGCAAACTTACGTATGGAAATGAAAAAGCTATATGTATTTAAAAGAGAAGATCTTAAACCAATTAAAAGAGAACAGTTGTTTATTGATCTACTAGAGAATGTACATCCTGAAGAAGCTAAGTTATTAATAGCTGTTAAAGATCAGAAGCTATCTAAACTTTATAAGAAAGTAACACGTAAAATTGTTGAAGGCGCAGGTTTAATACCTCCACTGCCTAAAAAAGAAAGTGCATAATTGTACATTAAATAACTTTTTTGATATAATTATATTATGAATATTTTTTACTTACATGAAAACCCACAAATATGTGCGCAATATCATGTTGACAAACACTGTGTTAAAATGATTGTTGAAACATGTCAACTTTTATCTACTGCTCATAGGTATCTTGATGGCAATGAAATAGTCGGACATACGAGAACTGGTAGAAAAGCAAAGCGCTGGGTTCTACCTGATTCACGTGAAACTCAGCTCTATCATGCTACACATATTAATCATCCATCAACAGTATGGACAAGACAATCAAAAGCAAATTACTTATGGTTACATTCATTATTAATGGAATTGCTTAAGGAATATACTTATCGTTATGAAAAACAACATAAGTGTACAGTACTAGCCGAAGCTCTTAAGACTCCTCCAACTAATATTGCTGATGTACCATTTACAGAACCTACTCCAGCCATGCCAGATGAGTATAAAATAGCTGGTAATTCAATACAATCTTACCATAATTACTATAATGGTGAGAAGCAAAGAATGTTTAATTGGAAGAAAAGGCAAGCTCCTTCGTTTATAAATAACTATAATATATTATCAAAGGAATAATATGCCTTTATATGATTTTAAAGATACAAACACAGGTGAAGTATTCGAGAAGTTTATGAGTATTGCATCTAAAGAAGAGTATTTAAAAGATAATCCACACATAGAATCAGTACTTGGTTCTAACCCATTGATAGATCCTGTAAGACTAGGTGTCCGTAAAACAGACCAAGGTTTCAAGGAAGTCATGCAAAAAATCCACGCTAGATCACCAGGATCAGAACTCAATAAAACATTCAATACGTAAGGAGCTATATGGCTAGACGTAAGGCAGCGTCTCACCCGGAAGGTGTTACGCAACCACAAAAAAGTAATTCATTGACAATTAAACCCGATATGCTAGTAAAGATTGATCCATTAACTGAGAACCAAAAAAAGTTCTTTGATGCCTATAAGTTAGGTAGTTACTTTATAGCGCTACATGGGGTTGCAGGTACAGGTAAAACATTCTGTGCCTTTTATAAAGCAATAGAAGAAGTATTAGATAAAGGTAATTTCTTTAAAAAGATTATTATTGTAAGATCTGCGGTACAATCTAGGGATATGGGTCATTTACCTGGAGATGTTGCTGAGAAGATGGAAATCTATCAACAACCATATAAACAGATTTGTGAAACTTTATTTGGTCGGTCAGATGCTTACCAAAGATTAGAAGAACAAGGATACGTTAAGTTTATATCTACATCATTTATTCGTGGTATGTCATTTGATGACGCTATCATTATTGTAGATGAAATGCAGAATATGAACTTTGAAGAGATAGACACTGTCATGACACGAGTCGGTTATAGATCGAAAATCATGTGGTGCGGTGACTATAGGCAAACAGATTTAAGGAAGGCGAATGATAAATCTGGCTTGCTTAAATTTTTCGATATTGCTCAACATATGCAGTCGTTTGAGCGTATTGAATTTACAGTAGACGATATTGTAAGATCTAGTTTAGTTAAAGATTATATTACAGCTAAACTAAGATATGAAGATCTCGTTGAAGAACATTAAGGAGAAACTTATGGACGGTTTATTAACAATGGTCATGGATTGGGCAAAAGCTCGTTGGGCCGAAAGAACATCATGGGATGGCGCTGCGCTAATTGCTGTAGGTGTATTAGCACTAGTTGCTCACCCTCTTGTTCATGTAGCAGCTTGGGCAGCCATTGTCTGGGGTGCATGGACATTATGGAAAAAAGAAAAATAAGGGAGTAAAAGATGTCATTTGAATTCGATTTCACACAAGCAAAACTAGAGGACCTTTTGAAGGGAAACAAAGAAGTGTCATCTTGGCATGAAGCAATGGTTGAATACTTTCCTAAATTCGAGATTACTACAGCTCCAAGAGTTGCGGCATTCATTGCGCAGTGTGGACACGAATCAAGGAATTTTACTGTACTCACAGAAAACTTGAACTACTCGGCCGAAGCATTAGATAAAATATTTCCAAAGTATTTTAAAAATGCTGGCCGAGATGCTCAAGAATACCATAGACAACCAGAAAAAATTGCCAATGTAATCTATGCTAATCGTATGGGTAATGGTGATACAGAATCTGGAGATGGTTGGTTCTATAGAGGAAGAGGCCCAATCCAATTAACTGGTAAGGATAACTATACAAACTTTGCTAATGATTTCTTTGATGATCCTGAAACAGTTATGGATGATCCTGATCTACTATGTGACCACATACCAACCGCTTTATTAGCTGCTATTTGGTTCTGGAACAAGAATGGACTAAATAAGTATGCTGATGAAAAAGATATTAAAGGTATGACAAAGAGGATCAATGGTGGATATATTGGTTTAGAAGATAGAATCAAGCACTATGATCATGCTATGGAAATCTTAGGATAATAAATGTTAAAACATAACGATGGTTTAAGACCAATAAGTATTGGTTTATTACTAATACTTGCAGTTTTACTATTAACCAGTTGTGATAAGGCTGAAGAGCCGGTAGTACTAGAAACTGAAGAAATAGTAATCACACCAGAGGACACCGGTGATGATACTAAATATACTGAAGATGGAAGAAAGTTACCTACTTTAAAGAAAAAATATCAATAAAGTAGTGTACTTTAATTCGTAACTATGATATAATATCTATATAATGAAGAATTTTATACATCATGAATACCCTGTGATCAAACGTATTGATACCGATAATGGTAGATTATACGAAGTTCCAAATGGGAATCGTTACCCATCCGTTACGACTGTAACCGGCAAATTAAACGAAGCTGCAATTAAAGCATGGCGAGATCGCGTTGGTGAAGACGAAGCGAATCGTATATCGAACAGAGCAGCGAGTAGAGGTACTCAGATCCATGAACTATGTGAATCCTTTCTCAAAGGCGAGCCTCTACAAGTTGATATGTTTAACCATGATATGTGGACATCTTTGAAACCTCATGTTGATAAGATTGATAACATACATGCGTTAGAAAATATGTTGTATACTGATAAGCTTGAAATGGCTGGTACGGTAGATTGTATCGGTGAATATGATGGTGAACTATCTGTCATCGACTTTAAGACTGCAAAACGTCCTAAAGAAGAATCTAAGATTGAAAATTATTTCATTCAGGCTACAGCTTACTCTCTAATGTTTGAAGAGATGTACGGGATTAAAATACCTAATATAGTTATATTAGTCGGCGTGGATGATGAACTGCCGCAGGTATTTAAAAAGAAACGTAAAGATTATATACAAAAGCTAGTTAAATTGCGTTTAAACGTAAAAAACAATGTACTTTAATTAGTATCTTTGATATAATACTAAATAAGGAAGTAACTATGAAACCAAGAGTTATTGTACTTGCAATTTTTATTTTATTTGTTTTATCGATAGCAATCTTTGAAACAGAACCAGATGCTAAAACATCATATCAAGAAGACCAGATAATACGATATTCTCAACTTGATGAATCAGATCGAAGACAAGTTGAGTGTTTGGCACAGAATATATATTACGAAGCTAGAGGTGAAAGCGAAGACGGACACATTGCTATAGCTCTCGTAACAATGAATCGATCTTTAAGTAAACTATATCCTGATGATGTATGTCATGTTGTTAGAGAAAAGCTTGGAAAAACCTGTCAATTTACATGGTGGTGCGATCCAAATCTAAGAAGTAAAGCGACAACATACAATTATACAAAATTAGAAAGAAAAGTATATGATGATATTAGGGAACTCGCATTACATTTATATGTCAATCGAGATAATATAGAAGACTTGACTGGAGGTGCAATCTTTTATCATGCTAACTACGTTAACCCACGTTGGAAGTATAAAAAGACAGCACAAATAGGAAAACATATTTTTTATAAAAGAAAGTAGGAGTTTAAATGGAAAACGAAGATGTAGTGACGACGAACCTACTCAACAATCTTACTAATAACGTTCATATCAATGCAGTAACATCTTCAGTGACAACACATGAAGTATTCCTTGATATGGATATTGAAGATCCACATAAGTATCGAAATCTTATTTCATTGCTTATCAATGCCCAAGCTAATGATCGTATTCATTTATACATCAATAGTAATGGTGGAAATTTAGATACTGCAATAGCAATCATTAATGCTATGATGGTTTGTCAAGCAGAGATAACAGGATTTTTAATGGGTGCATGCCATAGTGCTGCTTCTATTATATCAATGTATTGTCATAATATACATGTATTTGAAACAGCGTATATGATGATACACACTGCATCTTTTGGTAACTTTGGTAACACAACAACTGTGAAGACTCAAACAGACTTTACTGTTGAACAAGTTGAGAAGTTATTGGATGATGCTTATAGAGGTTTCTTAGATAAGAAAGAATTAAACGAAGTGAAACAAGGTATTGAACTTTGGTATGATTCTGAAGAAATTCGTAAGAGACTTAAAAAGCGGGTAGCGATCTTAGATGCTGAAGAAAAGAAAGCTGTCAAAAAATTAAAATAAAAGGTAGGAATATTATGAGTGAATTGAGTGTTAAAACTGTACAGAATGGTTTTATTGTTACTGATGTAGATCTTGGTGAAGAGTATATCTTTACTAAAGAGTTTCAAGTGATTAGATTTTTAAAAGAAAGATTTAAAGCAGTGAATGGAGCTGCAAATGACTAAACTATTAGCAGACCTCTACCGTAGAAAAGAAGTAAAGAAATTAGAAGTTATTAAAGAAGGTTTAGTAGTTCGTAAAGCAGAACTCGATAACTTCTTTGAAGAATACCTAGAATTATTTGATGAAAAGATGAGTGCTATTGAAGATCAATCTCATCCTATATGGAAAGCATATAAGGTAAGATATAAAGAATGGCAAAAAATCAATAGTGACTTAAAACTTGCTAACTACTATATGGGAATGGTTTAATGCAAGGCAAAATGTTTAAAAATACTCAAGAGTTTGCTATCTATATTGATGGCATTGTATCAGAAACAGGCATGACCCACATGGAAGCTGTGCTAAAATACTGTGAAGAAAACTTTATTGATCCAGAAGATATAAGTTCTATGGTGAATAAAGCTTTAAAGCAAAAGATTGCTGTGAATATGATGGATGAAAACATGCTACCAAAACGGGCCAGGCTTGATGTATGACAGGGTTTAAAGCTTTTAGATATTATATTGCATTAAAACTACATTTTACAAAAGACAAATTTAACGTATTCGAAAATAAAGGTCATATTAAAGGATCTTATTCAGCATTCGAAGCACGAAACGATAAATACTTATTTGAGAAACTCGCAAGAAAGTTTCCAAAAGACCAAGATATCATACAGTTCATTGTATCTAATCTTTCTATCGGTAACGATAATATCATATATGGTATGGAAGAAGCCGAAGAGAATTATATACAATGGCAAAAAAGAAAGCAAAGTATTACACAAACCTTTCTAAATGATATAAATACTATACAATTAGAATCTGAGAAGAATAATTATAATTTAGATCAGATAATTAATTGTACATTAAATCAGTTTCCGGTTATAATAAAACTATATCTTGGAAAATTGATATGTATGGAATCAATTGTTATATTAAATGATTTCGTACCAATGATAGCTAGATGGAAGGAAGAGCCATCATTGATGTTACTAGAGAATGATATATTACGTATTGAAAAGCTCAAAGGCTTTGTCAAATACAATCGTGATAAGATTGAGAAACAAGTTAATGAATTTCTTACGACAATATATTAAGATTAATACTACGCAAATACTAAGGAAATACTATGGATATTAATACGTTACGACAATCCCGCAATCAAGACTTCAGTCAGATCTCATCTGCATTTGAATCTATCGCAAACCCAGGTCAGCAATCAAGTAATTCATATGAAGATAGCCGTATCTGGAAACCAACACCTGATAAAGCAGGTAATGCTACTGCAACAATCCGCTTCTTACCAAAACATCCTGATGATGAATTACCATGGGTAAAAGTATTCTCACATGGTTTCCAAGGCCCTACTGGTCGTTGGTACATTGAGAATTCTTTGACAACTCTAGGTGAAAATGATCCAGTTGGTGAATTGAACTCTAAGTTATGGAACTCTGGTGTAGAAGCTAATAAAGAAATTGCAAGAAAACAAAAACGTAGATTACATTTCTACTCTAATGTTTTAGTTCTTGCTGATCCTGCAAACCCAGAAAATGAAGGTAAAGTTATGATCTTTAGATATGGTAAACGTATCTTTGATAAGATTATGGATAAAGCTAAACCTACATTTGAAGATGAGAAACCTGTAAATGTATTTGATTTATGGGAAGGCGCTAACTTTAAACTTAGAATGAAAAAAGTTGAAGGTTATCCTAACTATGATTCATCATCTTTCTCAGAGCCTGTATCAGTTGCTCCGTCAGATGAACAAATCTTAGAAATTGTTAATCAACAATATAGACTAGGAGAATTCCTAGATCGTAAGAACTTCAAATCATATGAAGAACTTAAAACTAAACTTGATCAAGTACTCAGTGGAGATGGTGGCGTAGCTGCTTCTGCTTCTGATTTAGTACAAGAAGATATACCATCACAACCAGCTCCAGAATATAGAGCAGCTCCTGCTCCTGAACCTGTAGCTTCGGCAGCACCTGAACCCTCACTCAGTTCAGATGATGACGATGATGTAATGAGTTATTTTCAAAAGATAGCGGATCAAGACTAAGAAAAAGGGGCTTCGGCCCCTTTCTTATTAAAACGATGATGCTGCAGATTCCATCATCCAGTTTCCTTTATAGTATGCTGAAACTGTATTATCATTATTTCTAACCTGTGGTCTAATAAAGTTATTAGATGTTTGAGTACTTATATTAGTATTTGTTGGAGCATTAATATTTGTACCGCCTCCACCTTTGCCTGAATTTCTATCATAATCTGATATTTGTTTACTTGTATCTGAAACTACATCTCCAGTTTTTGCATCATATACAACACCTCTTTTCATAATATATTCGCCTGGAGGAAGATCTTTCATTTTTTCTCTCAAACTCAAGCGTCTTTCATCAATCATTTGTCTGCGTTGAGACTTATTATTTTTTCTAGTAGCAGCTACTGCTCCAGCAGGATCGGCAGATTTTGCTATATCTCCTGCTGCAACTACTTGTTCTTCAACGTGTTCACTATCAACATCATCAAATCCACCCATTCCACGGGCAAGTTTTTCCATACCAACACCAGCTTTTTCTAGGTCTGGACCTAATGCTGCAATTTCTTGTAAGTTTTCTACAGTAGATTTTTGACCAGTCACTGCTCTAAATAAACCACCAACAAGATTAGTTACCCCTGCTACAGCTTCACCGGCACTAAATGCTATTAAGCCTGCAGCAATTGCACCAAGACCTAGACCAACTGCCATCATATTTCCAGCATCTAATACAGATAGTCTTTCGATAGATTCTACTATCTTATCCATAAATCCTGTAATTGCACCAGCTATTGTTGTAATCAAATCAGTAATGACTCCACCAATACGGACAATCATTTCTGGAATACCTTTAATAAATTCTATGAATACACTTCCCAACATTTTAACTACATCAGATAATACTGGGGCCAGTTTTTCCATGAATGGAGCCATATAACCTAATGCTTTACCGATACCCATAAACGCTAATGTTAAAGCACCTAAACCTAATAAGACTGGAGGAGCAGCCAATGCTGCTAATGCAGGTACCATAGCCAATATACCTTGTGCTAATCCTTGGCCAATTGATTTTGCAAGTATTCCTAAACCTTTTCCTAATCCAGCAATACCTTTACCTAAAAATCCTAATCCTGCTCCAATTCCTTTAAGTAATCCACCTCCTTTAGGTGTATCTTCTCCGCCACCGGTTGCACTTGAACCACCTGTATTTTCAACAATTTGTTCTAATAGTTTTGTTTGATCATCACGGGATTTTATATCTTCTCGTTCTTTTTCAGATAATCCTTTACTATCCTTTTTGCCCTCTTTAATATTTTCTTTTTGTTTTTCTTTAGATTCAAAAGCTGTTAAAGATGTCATTTTTGCTAATGCATTTAATTTTTTACCACGACCACCTTTCTTTTCAGCAGCTTTTTGTGCAGTCTCTTCATCAATACCATTATCCATCATAAACTGCTTATCTTTTTCAATAGCACCTTCTAATTTTGCTTGTTCTCTTCTTGTTGCTTGTTCTTTAGCGGCTTCTCCTCTTAATTGGAAACCTTGTTTTAATTTATTGAAAACACCTTTTACTTCAGGTACTTCACCAGCCATAACTCTGGCTTTAATTCTATCGGTACGTGCTTTTCGAGCTTCAAAGGCTTGGTCTATTATACCACCGCCTCCTTGTTTAACAATTCCAGTTTTATCTAAGAATCCTCGAGGAGTTAAAAAGTTAGCAACGCCGCTGACTGCCCCGCCAACGCCACGCTTAACAGCGCCACCTATATTTCCAGCAATAGTATTATGAACTTTTCTTTCTCTTTGTTCATCTAATATTGTTCTATTTTGCTTTGTTATAGTTTCTTTAAAGTCGCCTGCAGCAATCTTTTTGAGTTCTTTGGTTATTTCTTTATCAGACATACCTTTAGAACGCAAGTCTTTTGAAAGCTTATCATTGACTTTTGTTTGTGATTCAATAGCCTTTGTTTGCTTTTCTGAATGCTGTAATAACTTTTGTAGTATTTCTTTCATTAAGATTTACTTTCTCTCTTTTGTTTCTCTTCTTCTAAGAATTGTATAAGCATAGCAACGTAGATTTCCCTCTCAAAAGGCATCATATTTTCTATATCAGCTAATGAATAGTTATGATGCTGCATTAATGCAAAGTTTGTTTTATAGTAGTTCTGCAAACTCTCATGAGAGAGATTTATTAAAAAAAACTTTCAAGCCCTCTTAGTGTTTTATTATGTTCTTTATTACAAACTGGACACTTATATTGTATTGAATGTTCTAGCACTGGCATTGTATCAAAGAATTCTCTAATTTTTCCAAACTGTTCACCAGTTAAATTATTTAAAAATTCCATTGTTTCTGCTTTTGGTTGTTCTTTAATATGAAATACTTCATCACTATTATATACTGTATCAATACACTTAGCTATTACATCAAACACTTTTTCATAATCATTTTCTTCAGCATTTTCTAATTCTTTTATAATATCTATTGTTGGATATTTCATTACAACGCCAACATCATCAAACAATTTAATATTACTATTGTGCTTTTCATTCTTAGTAACATTTAACTTAGTTAAGTCTATATTAACAACTGAAACAGCTTTATCATCAGTACATGTATCACATTGTAATGTTAAATCAATGATTTCACCTACAGATTTTGATCTTAATTGTACAAAAATGTACTCAATATCAAATGTTGCTAGTGAATCAACATCTATTTCTTGTTTAACACAAGACTTAATTACTTCTTTAATAGAACTTAGCATTACACCTGGATCTTCTGATTGCTGAGCAATCAATAGTGCTTTTTCTTCTTTTATTAAGAATGGTCTAAATTCTACTTCTTTTCCAGTTGATGGCACCGTTAATTTATAAATTGGTGCTGTATTCATAGGCAAAGCCATGATCTATTCTCCTTTATTATCTAAATCATTAAGTAGTTTATTCAACTCACTTGTACTACCTACAAAGATAGCATTGTTATTAGTAACACCTTCTTTCTTTTCAGAACCTTTAGGGTTATCTAACTTTTGCTTCTTATCATGTAGGCTAAGCAACTGTTCATTCACATCAGCTAGTTGCTTGATTAAGTTACCAACAACCTCAAACGCTCTAGGGTGTTCAGATTGTTTAGCAATCTCTAATGCATTCATTAATGCATCTTGTCCTTGAACTAATAAGCCGTGAAGATTATCACGAGACCTATCATAATCAAAGTCAATATTCTCTTCTATCTTTTTAGACTTAGGTGGTAACACCGATCCGTCTTTCTTTATAACCTCTGTCTTATCCATTGGTTCTACATCGAACACTTTAGACAGATTTTCATCAGTACTCATAATATACCTCTATTAAAATCTATATGAAGCTCCAGATAACTTATGTCCTCCTAATTCAGGAGTTACACTATTACTGTTATAGTCACCTTGAAAGGAGTTAAAATCATTAAAATAATTTGTTGGTAATTTCATTGAATCACCTAAAAATCCTGCAAATAATTTTTCAAAGAATCCTCTATTATCTGGATATTGAACTGTGTCTGTTGATAAGGCTGAAGTCCAATACTTATATTGTAATGTAACGTTTAATTTCATAACATCACGATTTGACGCATCTAATTGAATAGGACCAATATCTTTCAAATACGCTTCATGTAATGTAACCATATATCTTGTATTATCATATATATCAAAGATAGTTATAGTAACATCTCTAGTATAATCTACATAATATCCTGTTTCTCTACTGTATGTATCTATGATTGAACCTTGCCAATCATCAAATAATCTTTTAACATGCATTGAGTTATCAACATAAAATGTCATTGATACTGGTTGAAATAGTTTTTCATATGGCATTTCTCTTACTTCACCATATGTTAATGCAGGACTGGTACCAATTGTTACTCCCGGCATAGAAACTGAATCACAGAATAATAATACTTTTTGTAAATCGACTGCACTACTCATACCAGGTGGCGAAGGTATATTAACCATATACCTATTATTACGCATTAATCCTTCGCTTTTTATCTGTGCTATAAAGTCATTTAACTTTGCCATATTAACCTCTTAATGAGTCTTGCCAGACTTTTTGTTTGTTTGATCCAACAAATTGTTCAACCGGTAATAACATTGCGGTTGCCCAATCATTTGCAGGAATTAATTTTAATTGTGTTTTTACATGATTTGCAAGATACTTCTTAACACAAGGCTGTGCTAGTTTATATCGTGAAACTCCGTCAATAAGACTCCAAGAATATTTTAATCGAGTGGTTTCATCCATGCTTTTATTACTTGCAAAATCCATTAATCTTTGTAATAGCATTACTCTCATTTGATATGGCAAATAATGCATATTTAAACCTGTAAATCCTGTAGAATCCTTTGAAAAAGGAAAAACTAAAGGAAACATATCATAATACGGTAAAGTTTCTTTATGTTTTGGATCATATAGAAACATATATAACTTACCCGGCATAGGTCTAGATGTCAATTCTCCACCTCTCATAACTTTTTGAGGAGTTGGTTGCTGAGTACCTAGTAATCTAGCCTGTTGTTGAAACCAATTACGTGATTTTTTAGCCGCAGAAGCTAAATCGTATTGATTTTTACTAAAAATGTCTTTTAAATCTGCCATAATATTATTTATATGCTTATATACCAAGTTCTCGTTCTGTTATTATTTTAAATTCATACCCTCGGTCTTTACACCATTCCTCTGCAGCCTTCCATTTTGATTGATTTTTAACAAATGTTAAGGATTCAGTAATAAATCGTTTAGTTTTGCGGCCAGGATACTCAGGAGGTTTAGTTTGAGCGTGTGGTTTAATTTCTACGATATAAGTCTTAATAGAACCATCAGTTTGTTTCACTTTTATCCTAAAATCTACAAAATAACGATGTATTCTATTATCTGTGTGACACCGATAAGGTATAATTGTTTCTTCTGATGACCATTTAACGATTGCAGGGTTACGATCACACCATAAGGCGAAACGAGTTTCCCAACTTGATCTCATAATAATACTTGTTGGGTCACCTTCGTACTTCTCAGGATAAATTGGTTTGTAACGTCTTTTATGATACATATTCCTTATATTTATTATAAATAATATAAAGACTTTTTAGGAAATAGAATGGCATTACAAGATATTGGAAAAAAGGCAAAAGATGTTGCTAGCTCTGTAGGAAAGAATGTTTCTGAAACGTGGAAAGAAGCAAGAAAAAACGCATCAGACTCTACATCTACGCCATTATATGATTTACAAAATACACAATCAACTTATGATAACAAGTATGAAGTAAGCAATCATTCATATCCAGAAGATATTGAAGGCCATAGTGATGAATATGGTCATAACTATGTTGTATTCTATATTAATGTTTCTGAAGATTCTAGATTAGTAAAAGACGCAGATAGAAATAATGAAAAGCTTTTTGTTGAAGATGTTCCACCAAGAATTGTTTCTGAATCTACCGCACAAGTTCAAAGAGGAACTGCTGGGCAAGCAGACGCATATGCTATAGCACCTGCTGCAGCAAAAGGTATAGCAGGTTCTGGATTACTTAAAGTATTAACAGGAAGTGGTGAAGTGAGTGCTGCTACACTAGGTCTTACAGCAGTTGGCACTGGAGCTGTTGCACTTTCTGCATCAAATTTCCAGAATAAAACACGCAGATTAAAAACAGCAATTAAATTGCATATGCCTAATCAATTAAATATTAGATATAGCGCAAACTATCAAGAAGAAGAAGTTTTAGATGATGCATTAATAGGCACATTAGGCCAAGCTGGAGCTGGAATGTTATTTGGTGCTGAAAATGAAGCTAAAGATACGCAAGACAAGGAACTAACAAATAAATTTGCATCAGGTATTGCTGCATTTGCATTGCAAAAAGATATGCCCGGTGGTAAAATGCTACAACGATTAGGAAGAATTGCACCTAACCCTCGTAAAGAACAATTATTTAAAAGTGTAGATGTTAGAACATTTCAAATTGATTATCAATTTTTTCCACGTTCACCTACAGAAATGAAGAATGTCCAAAATATTATATATCAATTAAAATTTCATATGCACCCAGAATATAAAGATGCAAATGCGTTTTTGTATGTTTATCCTTCTGAATTTGATGTTGTTTATTATCATGGTAATCAAGAAAATCCTAATATTCATAAACATACGTCTTGTGTATTAACAGAACTGAATGTTAATTACACACCTCAAGGAAGATTTAATTCATTCCCTGGCGGTGCACCGACTCAAGTTAATGTTGTTATGACATTTAGAGAACTTCTACCACTTACAAAAGAAACAATTAAAGGTGGCTTATAATGTATTTTAAAAAGTTTCCAAAATTTTTATATGATTTTAAAATAAATGGTGAGGATAAATATTTTTTAGTAAAAGATATTACACAGAATGTACGTGTAAGAAAAGAAATACTTGAAAATATTACGTTATATGATGAATATGATATTAGAGATGGTGAAACACCAGAAATTATAGCAGAAAAAGTTTATGGTTCAGCAACATATCATTGGGTTATAATGTTATGTAATCAACGTTACGATTATATTAATGACTTTCCTTTATCATCATATAACTTAGAGCAACATATTACTGAAAAATATGGAGCAGGAAATGAATATAATATTCACCATTATATTGATTCAAATGGAAACATAGTAGATTCTTCAAATGCTGAAGCAACTTCTGTTTCTAACTATGATTATGAAACTTCAGAAAATGAAAAGAAAAGAAGAATTAAATTAATTGCTCCAGAATTATTACAAACAATTCTAAAGAATTTTAAAGATAGTATATAATGAAAAATGATGAAGTAATACGCTTTGCCGGCGATATTAACATTGACAAAGCTGAAATTATCACCGCAAAAGGCTTTTCACAAGATGTCAAAAACCAAGTAATGGCGATTGAATTTTATGAAGATATGTTTGCTCCATTCATATCTGGAATTGCTGTTATTCGAGAAACCTTAGATTACACAAACCTTTTCCCACTTATCGGTGAGGAATATATTACCTTTACGCTTAGAACTCCTTCATTTGAAGATAAAGGCATGATTATTGATGAGCAGTTTGTTATTACTAAAGTTAAAAATAGAACAAAGGCTGGCGAAAGAAATTTATTATATGAAATCCATTTTATGTCAAGAGAAGCATTAGTTGATGTAAACAAAAAGGTAAGTAAAGCTTTTGAAGGAAAAATTACAGATCTTGCTCAAAGTTTTATTAAAGATAAACTACATGGTTTAGAATCTAATAAAGATGTTTATTTTGATGAATCAGCAAATGGAACTAAGTATATTTCTAACTATTGGTCACCAGTAACAAATCTAAATTATCTTTCTCAACTTGCAAAAAATACAATTGATGCATCAGATTATTTATTTTTTGAAAATAGAAGAGGTTTTAACTTTTTATCAATATCAACATTATATGGTGGTAGCGTTAAACAAAACTTTATTTCTGATGGATATTTCAGAAAAGTCAATAAAGATGGTTCTGCAACTCGAGACGTGTTTGAAGAATATAGAAGAATTACTAGTATAGATGTTCCAGTATTGTATGATTATATTGATCGTGCAAAATCAGGTATGATGGGATCTAGACAGATTAAACATGATCTAGTAACTAAAAAGTACACAGTTAAAAACTTTGATATGTTAGATGATTATGATAATTTTCCTCATTTAAATAATTTTCCTCCGGTTTCATCAAACAGTATAAGAAGATCTGTACAAAAATTATTTAATTCAAAATCACATTACGGAACATTTAATGGTTATAAAGATGTAACTGCTAGTAGAAGTATACAACAAAGAATATCACAAATTAATTTAGCACAACTAAATAAAGTTCAGATCACTGTACCAGGAAGAACAGACTATACTGTTGGAGATAAAGTATATTTAGAATTAACAAAAAATGCTCCTATAAAAATGAAAGATGATGAAGATGAAACTATAGATAAGATTTTATCTGGAAATTATATTATAAGCTCATTAAATCATTTTATTACAAGAGAAAATCATGAATGTGTAATGGAACTTATTAAAGATTCCTATTTGTTAGATTTGGATAAAGAATAATTATGATGAAATTATATACAGGCGTTGTTGAAAATAGACAAGATCCTTTTAAACTAGGACGGTGTCAAGTACGTGTTGTTGGTTTACATACACATGATAAAACTTACATTAAAACAGAAGATTTGCCTTGGGCATATCCTTTACAACCAGTTACATCAGCAGGAATTTCTGGAATAGGACATTCTCCATTAGGTCCAGTTGAAGGATCTTGGGTTATTGTTATGTTCAGAGATCAATATGAACAACAACCTATTATTGTTGGTACAATTGGCGGTATACCTCAAGAAGATGGTGCAATAGATGATGATGATACTGAAATGATTCTTAAGGAAGATGGTTATCTTCCAGGAACAGATGAACAAACTCTGTCAACAAAAAAGGGTGATCTTTTTAAAAATACATCAGGTCCACTAGCAGAAGAATCAACTGGTTTAGCAGCAGCATCCTCATTTACTACTTCTTCACAAACTGCAAATGAATTAACAGGCTCAGTTTCTTATCAAGACGTTAAACTTGCAGCTGCAGAAGCAAAAGTAAAAAGCCAAGTTAAATCTGACATAACGCAATCAATGTTTGATTCTCTTGTTTCATTAGAATATAATAAAGCAGGAGCATTAGATAGTTCATCGATTGTATCAGATCTTAATAATAATGATTATCTTGCTGCAGCAACTGGATTTGCTGAAGAAGCAAAAGTTAATGGTGAAATTGATCAAGGTGAATTAAGAAAACGCCTAGCAGAGAAAGATAAGTTTATTGCTGAGGGCATTCCAGGGCCCACAGGTGATCTTGTTCCAGTTAAAGCAGCTATACCTACAGTCGATTCTAGTACAACTGCGTCAGGTCAATTAGATAATGGCCTTAAAATGGTATTTGGGTTTAGAGATCCTAATGGCAAATATCCTCTTTATAAATTTGAACCAGATACAAATAAACTTGCAAGACATGAAGATATAAAGAAAACAATTGTTCGTAAGAAAGAATTAACAAGAACAAAAGGCGTAGTAACTGCATTTAATGTAACATGGGATCAATCACCTATACCATACAATGCAACATACCCATATAACCATGTTTATCAATCAGAATCTGGTCATGTATTCGAATTTGATGATACAAAACATTCAGAACGTATTCATCTCTATCATACAAAAGGTACATTCTTTGAGATAGATTCAAATGGCACTAAAGTAGAAAAGATTGTTGGTGATAACTATGAAATACTAGAACGTAACGATTATGTTTATGTTAAAGGTTCAGGTAATATTACTATCGATGGTAATTGGAATGTTAAAGTTAATAATGATACAAATATTGAAGTTATGGGTAATGCTAAAACGCATGTTCATGGTAGCATGGAAACATCAGTACTTGGTTCATATAAAGTTAAAGCCGCAAGTATTAATTTAGAAGCACATGGCGGTAACGTTGATATGACAGCGTCAGGTAATATTGCAGGTGATGCAACACGTATTGACTTTAACAGTGGAGTTGCGGTATCTTCAGGATTAACAACACCATTAGCATATGATCCAGTTATGCCATCATTTAAAGAATTACAAGTGATTACTCGAGGTGTAGAAGCTGCTGCTCACTATGAAACACCAGAAGAAGGTGATCCTACTGCATACATTGCTAAACGTATTAATGAAGGTACATTAGATCCAGAACAACAAAATTATGGTACTACACAAAAAACATGTGCAGTTACAAGAAATAGTGTTACAGCACTGCCTCAATCATGTGCCATTATTAATGGCCTTGAAAAGTTTACACCAGATTTATATTTAACTAAGCACTTTACATTAAGTGCATTAACAAAGAATGGTTCACGTATGCCTAAACCTCAACAAGGTTTAACAGAAAATGAAATCGTATGTAATCTAAAAGGCTTATGTGAAAACGTATTAGAACCACTTGCTGAATTATATCCTAATATGGTCATTACATCTGGCTTTAGAAGACCGGGCGATGTAAGAGGATCAAGTGCTACATCACAACATTATCTAGGTCAAGCTGCAGATATCGTCATACCAGGATTTAGTAGAGAACAACACTATGAAGCAGCATGTCAATTAGCTAAAATGGTACCGTATGACCAAATACTTTTAGAATATTCTGGTAAAAATACTGTATGGATTCATGTATCATTTAAATATACAGCAAATCGATTTAATGCATTTACAATGAGGGATCACAAACGCGTTTCAAGTAATGGACAGTTTGTATTAATTACGTAATGGCTTGGTCACCGTTATCTTCATTATTAGGCAGCATTAATGAAAGAGAATTATTTAATTATAATATTACTTATTATAATGAATTAACATCTGAATTTGAGCCAGTTACAATAACTGCTTCAACACCAGACAGCGGTGTTACAGTATCAAGCAATACAATTAGTGGTCAATTTCTTGATGCATTTGATGAATTAATACAATACAGAACAAAACAAGATACTTTTGTAGAAGTATATGATTGGGCAGAAATAAACCGAAATGAATTATATGGTGTATATTATTTTAGAGCTGATACAACATTAGTTAGAACATATACATACACCGCAACATCTACTACATCAAGTCAAACATATACAATTGATGTAGAAAATGATTGGGATTATAATAAGTTAAAACTATTACAATACGTTAATCCATCTGGATTAATAGTAACATGGAAAAATAATTCTAATACTATTTTGCCATGGAATAATGACAATAATGAAACTGTAGGGTGGGAAACATGAGTGTACCAAATACTTTTGCTGCAAGAACTGGTTCAATACCTCTTGCAGATTTAGATGAAAATTTTACAAGTTTAGACACAAATAAACTAGACAAAACTGGTAGTGCAACATTATCAGGAAATTTAACTATTACTGGTGATTTAACTGTTAATGGAACTCAAAATATTATTAATACAACTGATTTAGCAGTTGAAGATAATATGATTTATTTAAATAGTGAATCAACAGTGGCAAACCCAGATTTTGGTATTGCTGGTAATTATAATGATGGTACATATCAACATGCAGGTTTATTTAGAGATGCCAGTGATGGATATTGGAAATTTTATGATAGCTATACTCCAGAACCAGATGCATCTGCATTTATTGATACAACGCATACATCGTATAGTTCAGCACCATTACAAGTATCAACTGTTAAATTAAATAATTGGACAATTACAGAATCAGGCGGTGTACTATATTTTGCTACAGGTGGTACAAATAAAATGAAACTAGATGCTTCAGGAAATTTAACTGTAACTGGTGATGTGACTGCATTTGGAACTGTTTAATGGCTTTACAATCTTCAGGTCAAATATCATTAAAGAATATTGCTGACGAATTTGGAGATGCTGCACCTCATTCAATGAGTGAATTTTACAGTGCTGCTGCTGGAGTTCCTGCATCAGGACAAATTAAACATAGCAATTTTTATGGTAAAGCTTCTACTAAATCAGTATCAATTACTGTATATGGTGCTAGTGGTGGATCAAATGGAGGAAACGATGCAGGTGGCCAAGGCGGTACTGTCGTATGGAATGGAACAATGTCACCTGGTACTGTGCTAACTATGTATGTTGCTCGAGCAGGAACAAACGGAAATAATCAGGGTAGAGCTGGCGGTGGAGGCGGAGGAGCTTCTGCTGTATTAATTGGTAGCACTTTAATTGCTATTGGCGGTGGAGGCGGAGGAGCTGGCGCAGACGGAATAAATAATGCATCAACATATGGTGGCGCTGGGGGTGCTGATACTGGACAAAGTGGCGGAAATAACTTAAATCACGTTGGAGCCGCGTATGGTGGCGGTGGAGGTACACAAAGCGGTGTGGGTGGCGGTGGTTCAGGTTCACGAGGAACAGGTAATTCTGGCTCTGGAAGAAATGGTGGTAATGGTATATTTTCAGGTAATAATGGAACATTTGCAGGCGGTTGGGGATATGGTACTGGTGGTAATGGTTATTTAGATCTTGGTGATGGAGGATCTGGAGGGGGTGGTGCTGGATACTTTGGTGCAGGATCAGGTGGTAGAAATGCTTCAGGAGCAGGCGGCGGAGGAGGTTCTAATTATAGAAGGACTTCAAGTATGCCAACCGGAGTAACATATATATCATCTACTACAACACGAGGTGGTAGAAGCGGAAATGGGCAAATTATAGTTACTGTTGATGGTGTATCAACAACATATAATTACGTATCAAATACAACACAAACGAGAACAATTTAATGCCAGCAGTTACACGATTAGGAGATATATGTTCAGGTCATGGGTGTTATCCACCTAGGGTTAATGATGAAGCAAGTACTAATGTATTTGTGAATGGTATTGGTGTACATCGAGAAGGTGATCACTGGGTAACACATTGTTGTGGTCCTTCTTGTCATGATTCTGTATTAGCAAAAGGATCAGATACAGTATTTGTTAATGGTATACCTGCAGCTAGAATTGGTGATCAAGTTGCATGTGGATCTATTGCAGCACAAGGTTCACCAAGCGTATTTTTCGGTTAAAAGGCTTATAAATAATACTATGGCAAGGAATACAAGAACATTTTCAGACTTTGATTTTAACTTTACTAAGCATCCAGCAACGTATGATGTGGCTATGAAGTATGACGAAGAAGCAATTAAAGCTTCAGTTCGTAACCTCGTTTTAACTCAAAACTATGAGAGACCATTTCATTCAGAAATAGGTTCACAGATAAGAGGATTACTATTTGAACCTTCTGGTCCTATGCTTAATGTAATGTTAAAAAGAGCAATTGAAGATACAATTATAAATTTTGAACCTAGAGTTGTATTAGATGATGTACTTGTAAATGTTCAACCAGATGAATATACAGTTTCGGTTAGCATCTATTTCACAATAATAAATACAAATAGACCTATAGAGGTTGACTTAATTCTTACGAGAACACGATAATGGCACATTATACGAATAGGAAAATACAAACATCAGAATTAGATTTTGATGCAATTAAAGCAAATATAAAAGAATATTTACAAGGCCAAGATACTTTTAGAGATTATGACTTTGAAGGATCTAGTCTTTCAATTCTTTTAGATGTTCTTGCTTATAACACCCATTACAATGCTCTATATACTAACTTAGCGGTTAATGAATCATTTTTAGATTCAGCCAGCAAGCGATCAAGCATCGTTTCACGAGCAAAAGAAATTGGGTATATTCCTCATTCTGCAACTGGTGCTATAGCAAAAATTAATGTTGTTGTTTCTAATACTACAACAACTCCTGCTTCATTAACAATTCCTGCATATCAACCATTTCAAGCAACAATAGATGGATCAACATATAATTTTTATAATACTGAAGCCGCGGTTGCTTCACTTTCAGGATCAACATATACATTTGCTGATATAGAAATTAAAGAAGGTATACCACTACAATTTAAATATACTGTTACTGATGGTGTAAAATACATTATACCAAATCAAAATGTTGATTTAAGCACAGTAAGAGTTAGAGTTCAAGAAAATTCAGCAAGTGCCTCATTTGAAACATTTGTTCGTCAAGACGAATTATTAGATTTAAATGAAACTTCTAAAATATTCTTTATTAAAGAAATAGAAAATCAATTGTATGAATTAGAGTTTGGTAATGATGTTATTGGTAAAGCCCTTGCTAATGGTAATGTTGTTACGATTTCATACATGACAACAAATAAAACAGAAGCAAATGGTGCTCGAGTATTTTCATATCAAGGTGCCACGCTTTTAGGTGGAAATGTTGCTGTAACAACAACGTTAGGAGCAACCGGTGGTACAGATGTAGAAGATATTGAATCAATAAGATACAATGCACCAAGATATTATACAGCACAAAATAGAGCTGTTACAACCGAAGATTATAAAGCAACAATTTATAGATCATATCCTGATGCTCAAACAATTAATGTATGGGGTGGAGAAGATAACATTCCTGCACAATATGGTAAAGTGTTTATTTCAATTAAACCTGAAACAACAAACGCTTTAACAGCAGCACAAAAAGATTTGATCATTACAGAAATATTAAAGAATAAGAACGTTGTATCTATTACGCCAGAAATTGTTGACCCAGAATATATTAATTTAGAAGTAACAACAACAGTTTATTATAATCCTAATCTTACAACACGCGCATTAAGTGATATTAAAGATCTTGTCATACAAACAATTAAAGATTATAATGATGATCATTTAGAATCATTTACCGGAATATTTAAATATTCTAATCTGTCTAGAAATATTGATGATACCGAAGATTCAATACTAAGTAATATTACAACAATTAAATTACATCGAGAAGTAGAAGTTCGATATAATAGTAATACAACATATGAAATTAATTTAGGTAACCCAATCTATCATTCAGGAGTTCCTGAACAATCTGTTTCAACACACGGATTTATGATTGCAGGTTATGATCAAATGATGTACATCGAAGATTTTCCAAATTCTGATGATCAAACAGGCTATTTAAGATTGTATTACATTGAAAACGATATTAAAAACTATATTCGTGATTTTGGTGAAATTGACTATGATACAGGTTATATTAAAATGAATGAAATAGAAATTACTGGTATCGATACTTCAGCAAGCCCTTCTTTTGAATTTATTATTAAACCACAATCAAATGATGTAGCATCTATAAGAAATCAATTAGTACAAATACCTGATAACAATATATTTGTTAATGTAATTGCTGATAAAGTAGCACAAGGAGATCAAGCAGGTAATTCTAATTACATATTTACATCGAGCAGAAATTAATAGATGAGTGATATTAAGTTAAAAAGTGTAGTATCTAAACAGGTACCTGAGTTCGTACGATCAGACTATCCAATATTTGTAGAATTCTTAAAAGGATATTACGAATGGTTAGATCAACACGAACGAAGAGATCTACTTGAATTAAGAGATATTGATACTACTCTTGATGAGTATGTAGAATATTTTAGAAGAGAACTTGATATACTCGGCGGTACTAGTTATCCATTTATCGATAAAAGATTATTTTTAAGAAAGATTAAACCTTTATTTAAATCAAAAGGTACAGAGTCTTCTTATAAGTTTTTATTTAAAATATTATTTAATAAAGTTGCAGATATTTCGTATCCTTGGAATTCTGTACTTAAGGCATCTGATGGTCGTTGGAACCAAGAGATGTCATTGTTTATTGACATTACTTCTGGTGATGCAAATACATTACCTGGAAATCGAATTGTTGTTAGTGGTACTAATGTTTCAATTAATGTATTTGTAACTCGTGTTAAACATGTACAAGATGGTGTATACGAAGTATTCATAGATAAAAACTTCTTCGGTACAATTGAAACTAATTACACAATTAATTTTAATGGTATTACCGGTAATATTATACCAACATCAACTAAAGCAACAATTATAAGACCTGGTGAAGGATTTAAGATTGGTGATTTGATTGAAGGTACTACTATATCTGCCGGTAAAACGATTACTCAATTATTAAAAGTAACAAGTGTAGATTCAAATGGTGGTATTACTGGTGTTGTTAATATACGATTTGGTGCTGGTTATGAGAATGATTTTTTCTTATTAACATCTAAATCAACGATTGATGTTTCTGGATCTACTTTTACTTTAGATAAAGGTGTTACAAGACAATATTCTTTACCTGATAATTCTATCATTGAAAAATATCAAGAATATGGTTATGCATTAACACCTAATTATTCTGCAACTTCTTATGGTGAAGCAACATATGTAGGTACAATTATACAACAATTCTTTGAAGAAACTGGCATTGGTCAAAACGAAGAAACAAATTTTGCACTAATCCAATTTGAAATTGGTGCTGTTGCAAAATATCAAGGGTATTATTCTACTAATGATAGTTTCCTTGACGATGATATGTTTATTCAAGATAGTCGATTCTATCAAAAATATTCATATCTTATTACAGTTGATGAAAATTTAGAAAAATATAAATCAATTGCTAAATCATATTTACATCCAGCTGGTACAGCGTTATTTGGTGAATATCAAATACAGAATAACTTTGTAGCTGGGATTGAAGGAAGTATTGAACTTGCTGAATGGGTATCGAAGGCTACATTTACGTTAATAAATACTACTATACCTACAGACTACACTTATGCTACAGATAATGGTGGTTTAATTAAAGTTGAACCTTATGATTTAGAATTCTATGTAATACCTGAAGAAGATTATAACCCACCAGGAATGTTAACATTCTATGGTGATGGAAGAAATATGTTAGAATCAGATATAACCGTTTCTGATTCAGATCCAATAACAACGGTAACTTAGGAGTAAACATGTTAAAAGATAGTATTAAATTGACAGGGCGTTTGTCAATTAAAAAATACGATAAAGAAGGTAAAGTGAACTATGAAAAAGAAGTTCCTAACCTCGTCGTAACGTCAGGAAAGGAATTCATTGCTCAGCGTTTATGTAATAATGACTTTGATTTTATGAGTCATATGGCTGTTGGTGATGATGCATCGACTGCTGCAGTTAATCAAACTGCACTTCAAAACGAATTAGCTCGAGTTGCTGTATCAAGTGCTACACCTTCTGGTGTATCTGCAACATTTAATGCATCATTCGGAGCTGGCGTAGGTACAGGCGCTTTAGTTGAAGCTGGTATCTTTAATGCTGCAGCATCAGCCGTTAAAACATTTGACGGTGATAATGATGTTGATGATGCGAGTGATAATATAACAATTAGTTCACATGGATTTACAACTGCAGATAAAGTAACATATACAGATGGTGGTAACGTTGCTATTAGCGGTTTATCTGATGGTGGTACATACTATGTTATTGTTGTTGATTCAAATACAATCCAACTTGCAGCTTCAGAATCAAACGCAAATGCTGGAACACAGATAAATATTACAGGTACAAGTGGTACTGGTCATAAGTTAACTGCCGGTACTATGCTATGTAGAACAACATTCCCTGTTATTAATAAATCATCTACAGAAACTGTAGCAATTTCTTGGGTGATTACTGTAGGATAATTAAATGGCTTCATCA